CAGCGTCTCTCGGTCGTGGCCCGTCACGCTTTGTCTGGGCGCGATCTGACGACTACTTAGACGAGATCACACGCAATGTTGACAAGATCGTCATTGAAGTCATGGACAAAACCAACAAGAGTCTGGTGAAACGCTAATGGCAATCAACCTCCCTATCGTCAGCGAATGGAATCCTGCCGGCATCAACAAGGCCATTAACGACTTCAAAAAACTTGAGACCAACGGACAAAAAGCATCTTTCGCAATTAAGAAGGCAGCAGTCCCTGCAGGGCTCGCTATTGCAGCTCTCGGTGCTGTCGCTTTTGATGCTGTCAAAGCGTTCGCCGAAGATGAAGCTGCAGCCCAAAAACTTGCCACAACTCTCGGGAACGTCACTGGAGCATCCGACGCTCAAGTTGCCTCAGTTGAGGCCTTCATCACCAAAACTTCAATGGCTGCAGCTGTTGCCGACGACGAACTTCGCCCAGCTCTTGACTCGCTAGTTCGAGGCACAGGAGATGTCACCAAGGCTCAAGATCTGCTCAGCCTCGCGCTAGACATCTCTGCCGGTACTGGTAAAGATCTCGGCGCAGTCTCGGACGCACTCTCCAAGGCTTTTAATGGCAACCTCGGCCCATTGAAGAAACTAGATCCAGCACTTGCAAGCCTTGTTGAAAACGGTGCTTCAGCCGACGAAGTGTTTGCAGCTCTCGGCAAAACTTTCTCTGGTCAAGCATCTACTGCAGCGAACACGACCTCAGGCAAGATGAAGAACCTTGGAATCCAGATGGGCGAACTTAAAGAGTCCATCGGTGCAGCTGTCGCACCACTGGTCGAGAAGTTACTCCCAGCATTCTTAAAGTTTTCATCGTGGGCCCGAGAAAACACTGGACTTATCGTCACCCTCGGAATAGTGATCGGCACTCTCGCCGGAGCAATCATCGGAATCAACGCTGCTCTCGCCATCTACAACGCGATCCAAACATTGACCACAGTCCTCAACGGAGTTCTGACAGCATCATTCACGGCTCTATACGTTGCCACAGGTGTCATCGTCATCCTTGCAATCATCGCTGCACTTGTCGCACTACAAGCCAAGTTCAACATTTTCGGAAAAGCCATTGACGGACTCAAAGCCGGCTTCATGGCATGGTGGGGAGTTGTCCAGTTTGTGTTTGGCGCGGTCAAAGCAGGTTTCGGCGAACTAGCAAATCTCGGAAAAGCAATCTTTGACGGCATCGGTGGAGCTTTCAAAGGTGTAATCAACGCAGTCATCTCAGCAATGGAAAAAGGCTTAAATTTCGCGATCAAAGGACTTAACACGATCCTTGACGGCATTGACAAAGCTGCAGGGCCTTGGGTCAACTTCGGCTCAATTCCAGATGTCAAACTGCCTCGACTAGCTGAGGGAGGCATCACGACGGGCCCAACAATCGCGATGATTGGCGAAAAAGGCCCTGAAGCAGTGATCCCACTTGACCGACTCGGGAACATGGGTGGCAACACGATCAACATCACAGTCACCTCAGCAGATCCGAACGCTGTCGTCGCAGCTCTCCAGCGTTATGTCCGCATGAGTGGGCCAGTGCCAGTGACTACAAGGCCTCTCTGATGGCTCAGAATCTTTGGAAAGTCAAGATAAACGGCTATTACGACATAACGGATCATGTCTATTCGCTGTCCTTCTTCAACGGCAAGAAGAGATGGCTTGAGAACTACTCGCCTCAAACGCTGTCGCTGACCATTGACAACTCAACAAACTTGGCATCCTCATTCCTGCCCGGATCAGAGATCAAGGTTTATAGAGACGGAGTTGGCACGAACAACAACGCTCGAAGCTTCTTCTACACTCAAGCAGTTACTTACGATGACGGATTCCAGTACGCGTCAGGTGGAGCGACAGCAACAATCACAGCGATTGACCTCTTCGGAGTGCTGTCGCGTGAGCAACTTGTAGAAGAAGATCTGGGCGACCTCAACACTCTTGAGCAACTGTCTCCATACACAGCACTCATCAGTTTCACAAACGACGGAAACAGTGCAGCGTATGGAACTTTGAACTACACCGGAAGCATTGGTGCTCGATTAGCGCAAAATATGCAGACCGAACACGGTCTCATGATTAACTACGGCGACACGATCAAACTATTGGCAAGGTCTCAAGTAGGCGACAATGTGTCAACCTTGTCTTTCGGTGGCACAGCATCGGCGACAGTGCTCCCAATGAACGCAGTGTTCAGGTCGGCCCTTGGCGACTCGTTTAACAATGTCGTCACCGTTGACGCACCAGTCGGCTCATACACTGCGACGAACGCTGTCGGAGTCGCACTTTGGGGAACATGGGCAACCACGACGACACAAGTGGACGGATCTCTGACACAAGTTCAAGGATGCGCCGAATATCTCGCTGCACTGATGGGCGACGCATTGAGCGAAGATCAGATCTACTTCGAGATCCATGTCATGGATTACTCAGTCAATCCTTCGACTTTGACATTGTTCCAGCAGTACAACGACTTCATCAGTCAGAACATCGATGTCGTTTACCGCATCCCCGGCACTGTCTCAGACACGACTTACGAGTGCGTCATTGAAGGACTACAGATTAATTCAGACCCTGAGAAGACCGAGTATGTGTTCTTCCTGACCCCTGCAGCTCTGTACCGTTCATTCATCCTCGACGACGCAATCTTCGGTACTCTTGACAACAACCGACTCAGCTACGGCGTAGCAGGGTTCGCATAAAGGAGAAACATCATCGCAACTCAATGGACAGCAGGTCTGACCGCCGGCCAGATTCTTACTGCAGATACTCTTAACACCATAGGCGCAGCCTCAGTCTCGTACACTCCGGCGCTGACTGCTGTCACAACTAATCCGACATTAGGCACGGGAAGTTTTGCAGGAGGAACTTATCAACAAATCCAAGATCGGGCATTTGTTGAAGGTGCAATCTTTTTCGGTTCTTCAGGTGCTGCGGCAGGTACTGGTGCATATCGAATCAGTGTCCCGTCAGCAATTTCAATCAAAAGCAACAACTCCGCTATTGGTTACGGATTGTTTTACGATTCATCAGCAGGCTTTATCTTTTACCCAATGCAAGCGTTCTATATTTCGGCTACAACTTTTAGCCTTGTTGTAGCTTCGCCTGCTTACTCGGCTGCCAGTGTGCTGGGTTCAACTATTCCAGTAGTGCCAGCGAACTCTGATCAGATCCGTTTTACTCTTTGCTATGAGGTGGCATGATGAACCTTTCACACGAACTTGACCCCGAAGAAGTACCTGCAGAGTGGTGGGCCGAGCGTATGCGCTTACACCGTGACCGCCTCCTCAAAGAGTCCGACTGGACACAAGTCAACGATGCACCAGTAGACCGTCAAGCATGGGCGACTTACCGCCAAGCCCTGCGAGACTTCCCAGCCACATGGACTGCAGGCCCTGAAGCAGACTTCCCCGATACACCATGAAAACACTGATTGTCGCTGCAGCTCTCATCATCGCAATGACTTTCGTAATTACCTCATGCTCTGACCGAACCCGTGACACTTGCGTCGAGCGACCCACAGCCCCAAGGTGCAACCCATGAAACGCCTAAGCAACTCCGAGATCAAAGCCCGACTAATACTTATTGTCGGTATCTCTCTAGCGGTCGCGTTCCTAGGATCAACCGCAGCTCTGCTCTACGGACTGCTATTCGTCGTCCAGCCAATAGACGTTTCGCCCAACGACGAATCAGCGTGGGCGTTACTGTCACCCATGATGTTGTTTCTCACTGGGGCCTTATCTGGGATCTTGGCAAGTAACGGCCTCAAAGACAAGGACAAAGACAATGACATCTAGACCGTACACAGGGAACACTGACGGCAATCATCCGACACCTCGCGCCGGCACGAAACGATTCGTGGAGTTCTGCGAGTATTTGTTCGGCGTGAAGAACATCGGCATCTACGCGAATCGTCCGATGCGCTCGGGCCCGCAGCTGTCCGTTCATGCCACTTGGCGAGCTGTAGACCTCAAAGGTACAAAGCCTCAGCGGAAGGCTCTTGTTGAGTTTCTCTTTGAGCATCGCGACGATCTCAACATTGAAGAGATCCATTCCTACGACGGAGTAGGCGTACCGTTCCCGACTGACAAGTGGGGCGCGGGATATCGTTCTTCGCGCGACAATTGGCTCAAGTGGACAATTTCTCGCAATGGTGGCACGCCCGGAGCCGATTGGGTGCACGTCGAAATCTCGCCACTTTTTAGTGACAGTCCAAAGCTTGTCGAGGAAGCGTTCACTCGCATCTTCTCCAAGTGACTTGACATCGCGTCGCTGATTCGGTCAACTGATTCAGCCAAGAGAGCACAGCACAAGCTGAGCCCCGACACTGGAGGCAAATAATGCACCCATTCAAGTTCCTAGCGTTCGTCGCTTTTGCGTATTTCAGTCTGGTCGTGATCTTCGGATCAGGTGGTGACTCACCGCCAGAGACCACTGTCAAAGTACCTCAGACCGTTCAGATCGTTCCGCTGACTGATGAGCAGATCGCAGACCAAGAAGCCCTGATCGCTCAAATGATTGCAGAGGAGAACGCGACCATTTACGATGAGCCCGTAGAGACCACTACGACGCTCGTACAGCTCGCCCAGATTGATCCTGACACCAAGTGTCAAGAATGGCTTCCGCTTGCCGTAGAGATGGGCTGGCCCAACAGAACCGAAGTTCTGCAGACCCTCGGTCGCGTTATGTGGAAGGAATCGCGCTGTCAATCAATCTCAGCAGACTCTGAATGGTTCAATGGACAAGATCACGGCCTGACACAGATCAACCAGATTCACGAAGAGTGGCTCAGTGAGATGGGCTGGACACTTGAAGACATGGCAATCCCATCATCAAACCTTCGCTTCGCATTCTTACTGTGGAACTCTCGAGAAGAAGCTGGTAAGTGTGGATGGCAACCTTGGAGCATCTCATGCTGAGTCGCCCAGAATGGCAAGAAGAAGCTGCTTGTCGTGATCTTCCCGTTGACTGGTTCTTTCCAGAGCAAGGCCCGAACGCATGGCACGACCTTCGTCAAGCCGTCGCTGTATGTCAAGAGTGTCCTGTCATCGCGGACTGTCTCAACTATGCGCTTCAATTTGAGGCTCGGTCTCTGCCGGGCATTTGGGGAGGCACTTCGGAAAACCAGCGTCGCGCAATGCTCATCTCTGACACACCGATCAGGTAAGGTGCGGATTATCCAACAAGGAAGGATTATCCATGAACGACCCCGACGGTATGGTTCAGACGATCAGAGAGCAAGAAAAGCACATCGCCGATCTTGAGCTTCGGTTGAAGATTCGAGACAAGCGCATCAGGTTTTGGGAGACGATGAGTATGGATCTCTACGATCATCTCATTGACTTTTACGCTCCGAGCACTGATCCCGATCACGGCCCAAACACAAGCCTTACTGCTGTGATTGAAAAGTATGAGGAGGCCCAACGTTATGGATCTCAGTAACTATGTGGACGTACCGACACGCTTTGCAGCTCTACTAGAGAAATGGCCTGAGTTGCGTATCAAGGAGCATCGCCCAGAGATCGTCACCATCGGAGACAAGATCTTTATCTCGGTCACGATGCAGGCTTGGCGAACTCCTGACGACCCTCAACCATGTCAAGCGACCTGCTTCGAGCCGTTCCCCGGCAAGACCTCGTTTACTCGTGACAGTGAGCAAATGAACGCTTCTACAAGTTGTCTCGGAAGGCTCGCCGGCTTGATGATGTCGTTCCCCAAGATGGCTTCACTGGAGGAAGTGGTAAACCGTCAGAAGGAAGAAACCGCTCCGCCCTTTGAGTTGCACCATATGGGCCGTAAGGCTCCAGCAAACAACCGCCCAGCACCATCAGAGAAACCGTCTGAACCGCAACTTCGCCTACTCAGAGCTCTCGGACATACCGATACCGTGCCGGCGACAAAGCGTGAAGCAAGCGCGCTGATTGAGGCTTTGAAGGCGAAGCAAGTAAACGCGAACGGTGAGGCTTTCTGATGATTCGAGTGCAAGTCACCGACCGTCTTATCTTTGAAGCAAACGAATTACTTCAAGACGTGCATGACGCAAGTTTTAAGAAACGCGCCGACTACAAAGAAGAACATCTGCTGCTCGGTGCGATCGGCGAGATTGCTGTCATTGACTACTGCTGGAATAACGATCTGCTGGCTTACAAACATCAAAGCAACAAGAGCGACATCCGACTTCATTCAGGCCACACGATCGAAGTGAAAACTCAGAAATGCTCTACTGCTCCCGAGATAAATTACAAGGTCAATTTTGGGGCGAGAAAGAAAGAGACCGAGAAGTCTGACTTCTTCTTCTTCAATCGCATTCAGTTTGTCGCCGGCTCACCTGAGTGCGTCTGGCTTCTTGGTGGATGTTCATGGGACAAATTCTTCAGGATGGCAACCTTGCACCTAGAAGGCGATCCGATGATGAACTTTGACGACAACGGCCTGACAAGTCCCACAGGTCGCTATTTCAACACTGACTGCTACGACCTAGCGATCTCAAGCCTTGCTCCACCAAGTGCAGCTCTCAAACATTTCAAGTCCCTACAACAGAAAGAAGAAGCCCAATGAACCCCGACGAAACTTACTTTTGGTCAGAATGGATGCAACCCGTTCACCCGATTCGAATCCTGTTCAAAGCCAATGAGGAGAACCGCTACTACATCCACATCTTTGCACTTCGGACTTCAATGGGATGGCACTGTCAATATTTGAGCATTGACGGGATCTTCATTGAGGCTCAGTCTAAGAGTGGTATGTTTGCTGAGACATTCATTGACGGTCACTGGTTAAGGCTCGGCGCATGATTCAGTACCAAGTGATCACAATGTTCCGAGTAGGACAGCCTCGACTACTCACCGAGAAACAAGCGAAGCAGCTTGAGACCAACCCTTCGGTCGTACTGACGCTTCTCAACCAAGATCAGCATCTTGACCGTTATGTCAAGGTCATCGTGGACGGTACTGTCGCCGGCTATCAGTCCTATCGTGCAGGTAAGCGCGTCACAATGGATGACATCGTATGAGCATCTACAGAGCACCTCGCCCAGAGTCAAATTGGACTCAGATCCGCAACGGCATCATTGACGACCACAGGATCACCTTCAAGGCCACCGCAGTCCTGATCTACATCTTGAGCAAGCCCGACAACTGGAGAACGTCCACGAGGCATCTGAGCACCGTCAAGAAGGAAGGGATTGACGCTGTCCGAACCGCCATGTCAGAGCTTGAGTGCGCCGGCTATGTGCAGCGCAGGAGATACCAAGACGAGACGGGCAAATGGTGCTACGACACCCTTGTCTACGACATCCCACAGCCTGTGAATAAACCTGTGCGAAACACATCACCGCAGGTCACACCTCGTGGGGATAATCCTGATGGGGATAATGCCGATGTATATCAAGAACTAAATACTAAAGACTATGAAAGAATCGGTTTGCTTCCTCAAGTAGGAGACCACACGCCCTGTGGACAATGTCGCGACACAGGATGGAAAGTCGTCAAGGGCCTAGACCTCGAGAAGTGCGGATGCACAGTAGGGATGGAACTTCATGGACGCTGAACAGACACCTTGCCCACATTGTGGATCTACTGAAACACCCTGCCTCATTGATGGCGTTTGGTGCTGTCCAGACTGCGAGCAAATGCGATGAGTGGTAATCCGATCTACAACACCAAACAATGGCGAGACCTGCGCAAGCAGATCCTCGAGCAAGACAGCGACTGCCACTGGTGCAGACTCAAAGGCAAACGAGTCAAAGCAACAAGCGTCGATCACGTCATAGAGATCGACGCCGGCATTGATCCCTACGACGCGTCCAACCTCGTCCCCTCATGCGCGTCATGCAACTCGTCCAGAGGCGCACGATATGTCAACCAAAAGACAGCCCAACGCATGCAAAAACGCAACGAGGCCTCAAATGTTTCTTTTTTTGACGAAATACACAC